TGTGAGTGTTGTTGATGATGGCACACTTGTTACCATAAATTTATTATCATCAAAATCAGATGCACTGTAATTAGAATTAGTTATGCTAGAAAAATTATCTAATAAAATAATATCTTTTTCTCCAATGCCGTGTGCACCACTAAAAGTTATTGTAACAGTTGGTGATCCGTTAGTTGTAGTAAAAGCACTTGTAAGTGTAGTTGTAGATTTAATAGGGTGTATGTCATAAAACACACCACCTGAGTATGCGTATAAAATTCTGTTTGTTCCTATAATAGCGTATTTAGTTCCGGTTTTATTTACTAAATGAAATAGTGCTCTTGCAGCACCTGTCATTTTATTCTCTCCTAATTGAGACCAGCCACCTATTTTTTCTGGTGTGCCATAACGAAATCTTACATTATCTCCATCAACCCATTGCCCTTCAGCTGTGGTTTCTGTAATTTGTTTATTGAAACCTGGTAAAAAACCTATTTTTTGTAACATAACAATCCTATAATAATCAGGCAGGAGATGGTGTGGTGGTGTATCTCCCGCCAGATTATTATACTACTATATTATTTTGGTAATTTAAAGCCTTTAAACCATGCAGGCAACCCTATAAATGGTCGTTTATCAAACTCATTTTCCTTAGCCATCTTAGAGCCTTTTTTGTTGTAATGTAAAAATACTTGGCCACAGTGGTCACCTTTAAATTCTTCTCTCCAATGTTCTAAATCACAACCAGAATATATTAACATATCTCCAGGTTCTAGTTTTACCTCTATTCCAGCCTGTCCTTTTTTACCTGTTGGGTCTAAATATATTGGCCAGTCATCGCCACCAAGATTAAGTGTCGTAGATATTTCACAACTAAACCTATCTTTATGTCTAGCTAACACATCACCCTGTTTATATATTCTAGCGTAAGAATATGTTTCTGATAATTTTAAACCTGTATGTTTTTCCATGATTGGTTTTACTTTTTGTAATAAAGTTTCCATTACTGTATCTGCATATATAGAGTAAGTGTTAGGGACTTGGTCATCATTCCATACCCCCCAATACTCTGTAAAAGGAGAAATATATTTTTGATCAAATAAAAATCTAGCTACCCTTCTTTTATTTAAAAAATAGGCATAACAAAAATCAGCCATTTCTTTATTTATTGCTTTTTTTAAAACACTATATTTATTTTTTTTGAACGACATTAAGTACTCCTTTCGGTATTGCTTGACAGTTCCAATGTATAAATCTAAACGGTTCATATCCTATATCTACACTATATAAATGTGGCATATAAGATGGAAAAAATATCATACGACCAGGTTTAACCTTGTAGTGTATTTGAGAAGTTGCATAAGTTACTTTTGATTTATCTTTTTCAGGTAGAAGATTCATCACATTACCTGCTCTTGGATCTTCAAAAACTGGCATAGATGTTTTCTCACTAGCTTTTAAAAAATAAAATCCGGATATATGTCCATTCCAATGTGTGTGTAAAGTATGATGTCCACCGCCTTTTTTAGAAAATTCTTGAACCCACATTTCTGTTGTAAACAATCTATAGTTTGTTAGATCAAACCCCATTTCGTTTAATAAATTTTGTGCAGTTGCACCTACGTAATCTTGTAACTCTTTAAACTTAGGATCTCCAATTAATGTTGTGGAATGAAATACATGACCCATATCTCCTTTATCACCAAATTTTTTGTTTCTTTCATCTATTTCTTTTTTTAAATTTTTTTGAGCTTTTTTAATATAAGGGTCAGAGGCTTTGTTTAATTTATTTACAAATTTAGGTTCATCTGCAAACCATATTGGACACTTAAAATATTCTTCTAAATTTAATTGTTTTGGAAAACTCATCTAAATGGGTACCCCAAATTCCATATTACTAAACTATATCTTGATCCTTTTTTTACTGGGCATACTCTATGCCAAACAAAACTAGGAAAAACAACTAGTGATCCCTTTGGTAATATTTCTTTACATTTTTTAATATTAAGTTTTTTATCAGGATCCGTATTTCTAAAATCAAATTCTAACTCTCCACCTTTATAATCTTTTGGGTCTGATAAACTAACTGTTACAGATAGTTTTCTTATCTTACCATGCGATGGATCATTTGTATTTTGTCTTGCGTAAGGTTTATCCCAACTATCACAATGCCAATCATAAAATTGACCTTTATTATATTTAGTAAATTGACAAGATTCAGACCAATCCCAAATAAAATTCCAACCTGCTCTTATGTTTGCTTCATTAACGTAAGGCTGTATTTCTTTATATATCCATCTATCATTCATCCAAACAATATTAGAATCTCTTTTTTGTTTTAAGTCGTTGAGTTGTTTTTTATTTAATTTTTTCTTATCGTCAAAACCACCAGTGACTGCTATTTGATCAGAAATAGATTTTCCATATTTAATTATATCGTCACAAATTCTTTCAGGGATCGCTGATTTAAAATAATAATAATAATTGGTTAAGTTCATATGTCTTTATGAACTTAATATAACATTTACTAAGATATTGTCAACGTACCAGAAACTGTAAACGTAGCTAATTTATCGCCGCCAGGGTGAGTGGCTGTTGAGTTAGTTCCAGGTGATACCGCAAAAGTTGTATCACTAGGTGCTCTTACAATAACAATACCTGATCCACCAGAACCACCAGCAATAGTATTTCCACCACCACCAGCTTTACCTCCAGTGGCACCACCTCCACCACCAGTGTTAGCAGTTCCATTGTTTGCAGGTGGCGCATTATTTTTAACTCCAGCTCCTCCACCACCAGCTCCACCAGCTCCAACAGTTCCGTTGTTATTAAATGTAGATCCACCTCCACCACCAGCGTACGTTGTACAACTGTTATTAATATTGTTAGGTGCTCCAGCACCACCCGCACCAGCAGCACTAGGTGTTGCGTCAGCTCCAGCGGCAGTTGCTCCACCACCTCCACCACCTGCGGCTACCGCAGTTGGTCCAGCTGAATATTGAGGGTCACCTCCATCATTACCTTGAGAAGGGCTTACAGGCGGAGTATTACCTGAACCTCCTGGTCCTTGATAAGCTCCACCACCACCTGATCCACCAGGACTACCTCCTGAAGTTGTGCCTTCATTAGTTGAACCTTCTGCACCACCTTTACCACCACCTGTTGATGTTATTGTAGAGAAAGTTGAATCACTACCATTGGCTCCTAATAATCCTGATCCTGGGCCAGAGGCTTGTCCTGCACCTCCACCTCCAATTGTAATTGTGTAGTCTCCTCCAGCTAATTCTAATGTTGATCCTTGTAAAGGTGATGGACCATAACCTGATGCACGATAACCTCCTGCACCACCGCCACCACCACCAACTTGACAAGCTCCTACTGTTCCACCGCCAGCACCACCACCAGCTACTACTAAATAATCTATATTGTGTAATTTAACTGGCCATGTATCATCGTTTCTTGCTGCAAATTGACTTTGCATTGACCAAACACCACTTGCTCTATTTATTTCTTTTATTAATATAACTCCAGATCCACCAGAATAACTTGGGACTGATCCTCCAGCGCCTCCACCACCAGCGCCTCCAGCTCCACCCCCTGTATTAGCAGTTCCGTTTGCACCACTAGAAGATCCTCCAGGAGTTCCTGCACCGTTTCCACCACCACCAACTGGGTTTGCAGCACCTGCTGGTAATTCTTGTGATCCACCACCACCGCCACCACCAACTCCTGTTATAGGTGATCCTGGAAATAATGGTGCAACATTTAATCCTGCTCCACCTGCTCCTGCAGCTGAACAATTTCCGTCTGCTCCTGCTCCACACTTTCCACCTCCGCCACCACCAGCGTCGTAGTTATTACTTGGTGGATTTGATTTTGAATCACCACCTGGATTTCCTTGTCCACAAATTCCTGAGCCCGCAGTACAAGCGCCTGTTCTATTTGAACCACCACCGCCTGATCCGCCAGTGCTACCTACGTTAGGGGAAAAATTAGATGCTCCACCACCTGTTGCTGTATAGGTTGTAGATCCTACTACTAAACTTGAATTTGAACCATTTGCTCCGTCTGAACCTGATGCACAATCAAAAGTTGCTCCACCTGCTCCACCACCACCAATAGTAGCAGCTCCAAGAGCCGTTGCTCCAGATACAGGTATATCGTCTGTTTGAACAACACCACCTGCTCCACCACCACCTGCAGCGCAAATTCTAGCTGAACCTCCACCACCTGCAACTACTATCGTATTTATAAATCTTGTTCCTGGTTGAGTTGTTAATGCGCTGGGTGCACTTGATGTAACTGTTGTTACTTTATTTTTTCCAAAAGAAGTTTTGTTAGAAACCCCTATTACACCACCATTTGCTGAGCCAGATTTA